CCTGAAGTAACTAAAGCACCAGCAGAATTATAATAGTTTATCTTTTTACCACTCTTAAATGAATCAGCAGCATCAGTTCCTTGAATATTTGTAAGGAACATTGTATCAGTAACACCAACACCAGCTGAACTAACTGTAAATAATGCTCCTGTACCTTTTGCATTAAATGTTGTACTTGTTACTATTCCGATCACATCACCAACCTGATACCCTGAACCAACAGCTACTGTAGTAATTCCAGTACTAGCATTAATGATTCCATCTTCATTTGCAGCTGCAATCTTAAACGTTATTCCACTACCTTTTCCAGTTAAAGCAAAAGTACTAACTGTTGTACTACCATTAGCTTCATAACCAATACCACCATTCGTTACTGGTAATGCTCCTATACCAGTACCTGTCTTAATAGGGAATCCAAAACCTTCAACTCTTGCAGTAACACTAGTATTAGTTTCTCCACGAATTTCAGTTCCAGGAGTAAGAGCAGGATCACCAACAACTGCTGCTGATCCATCTGCTCTAGGAGCGTAGGTAGTAATACCACTTATTGCTATCTGACCATTCTTTGGAAAAGTAACTATAGGATTACTGGATAAAACAGGTGTATATCCATTACTAATATTTAATGTAGGGTTAGCAAAATATGCTGTTCCTTCAGTGGATGTAAACTTAGCCTTGTATAACTTCATCTTCAAATCATCAGTTTGGATTGGACTCCAAACAGAACCATTTTGAGATAGGAATAAACTTCCCATTGCCCACTGAACACCGTATGTGATTGCTTGGGTTTTTGGAAGATTTTGAGTTTCTACCGTTGTATCACCAAATCTTGCAGTCCATGCTTCATACATCGTACTTGCAGGTGAAAGAAGAACAAGAGCATAAGATTTGCCTGGTGCCAAATAAATTGGTTGAGGGAACTTAAAGTTAGTTTCTTTTGAAGCATTATCTGATACTTGTACCTGATCAGGTGTAAGTGTTACAGAAGGACCTACAGCAATCTTAGTAGGTATACCAAGTTCTACAGTACGAATTTGTGCAGTTATAGGAGCATTTCCAGGATCTTTAGAACCAAACCAAACATCAACTGATGTAATATATGCACCATACTGATCATCATCAATATTAGCATTTGGATCGGGTGCTTCTATATCAGAAGCAACCATAAATGTTTGTGCTAATGGATCATCATCCTCAACTTCAAATCTTACATCTATTTGCGTATCATGATGACTTATATTTGTAGTTCTTGTAATATTTCTTTGTCTAACGATATACCTACCCCTTGTCTCATAAGTAGTGTTAGCATATGAACCTAGTTTGGATCCCTTAAGTGGTTTTGCTCCGCTTTTTTTATTGGAAAGTGAATAATCTTTTTTACCCACTCTAATAATAATATCTGGTGCAGGACTAGCATGAGGATCCCTAATAAAGAATGATCCTAACAAATCTCCAACACTATCTGTAATCAAACGAACATTTTTTACATATGCAATAGCACCACTACCTTGGCCAACTAATTTAAATCCTTTTCTCAAATATCCATAATATAAACCTTGTGCTTCTTTTGCAAGAGCATTAGTATCAACATTTAAAACTGGAGATGTTGACGTATATTGAGTCTGAACATTTTCGGATGGATTATATGGATTTGTACCATATACAGTTACTGGATCATTAAATTTTCCCAGTTTATGGTTGGATTGAGCAGCCCTAAATGACATTTTTCTATCACCCTTAGCATTATAAGCAAATACAGTCTCTCCAACTTCAAATACCCCATCAGAACCAGAATTTTCCAGTGTATTGTCTATAGCAATTTCTACTAATTTTGGAATAAAATCAACACCTGATTCTCCATCAAGGAAATTGTAATGACGTGTGTTGGCTCTTAATGATCTTGCTAATACTGCAGTATTTCTAGATCTCATAAACTCTTCATCACCACTATCAACAACTACATCTCTAGATCTAACATCAAGACTAGTTGTTGTTCTTCTACCATTCATTTGAGCTACTTCTGCCCTTCTTCTCTCAAACCTTCCTCTATTATTCCGTACTGTTTCTGTTCTACGAGTTGTTGTTACCCTTTCTCTTGTTCTTTCTATAATATTATCATCCAACCTAACAGTTCTAACCCAGTTATCACTAGAAGGATTTAACTCAATAGTTCCTTTATATGCTAAAACATGAAACTCATTAACATTTGTTACTTGAGTAGCAAGTGGTTGTTCTATCCAACCAATTTCTTCATATTTTAGAGTTACTGCATTTCCTGTTTTCTGAACATTAGAATCTAATAAAGCATAATTGTCTGTAGAATCATAATTTTCATCAGTAATCTCTATTGCTGGCATTAGATAACTATCAATACTATTTCTGGAAATAATAGGTCTGATTAGTCTTTCTTCAGTTTCAACTGATAATGAGGCACCAAGATTGTAATCTATTAACTCATTAGTTTCAAAGTTATCTACAAAAAATCCACTCTTAAATCTATTTCTTCCCTCTGCGTCTTGAACTTGAAGACTTTCAGTACTAACCTCAAGTAATGATAATGTAGTTACTGTTTCTAAATCTTGAATTCTATCTTCCAATAAACCAATATCCCTCATCGTATATCGTCTATTGTCAGTAAGAACTATAGTCGCATCATTAGGATCATAAAGATAGGGTGGTAAACTTATAGTAGCTAACTCCATAGAAATATTGAGGTTCTCAGGAGGTAATGGCATTACAGCAGACTCTCCTTTCTGCACTTGCAATTGAGCATTCTGATCCAAATAAATTTTATCAATTCTTCCTAGATAAAATTCATAACCCAATATAGATGCTTCTTTAGGTGCGGCTATCCATTTTGGACCACCTGATGAATAAGAAATCTCATTTCTTGACATAAAGTAAAATGGAGAAGAAGATACTCCCACCCAATCATCTACTCTAGGTCTAAAATCAAGAACATCACTTGCACTTACTTTAGAATCGCCTACACCAATCAGAGGAATATCCTTACCATAAGCCCCTTCAGGATAACTTAATACAGTAAATGCGTCTCCTCTATCATTTGCAGGAACAGTGTACTTATCAAATATAACCATCAATCTTCTAGATGGTATTGAGGAATCAGTTTTTCTAACAAGTCTAGAATAATCGCAATATTGTTCTTTATGACCCTTATCCAATCTAAATGATCTTGTAATATCAGTATAAGAACCATTAGTTGTTGATACAACAGTAGTTTTTATATTAGATTCTTCAAAATTTACAGTTTCACCAATTTCAAATGTATTAGCATTTAAGTAAACAATACCTAACTTATTTGCATCTCCACTTGATGGGGTAGATCCATTATTAATAATAACTCTAGCAATAGCATTAGACTCTTCTCCTTTTATATTTTCACCAATAATAGCACCTGTTGCAACAGAAGCACTTGCAGAGAACTCTGCTAAATCTAAAACAGGTTGAGAAGTATTAAGTGACTCATATACTGCTAAAACATTAACAGCATCAGGTACGTTTAGAGAGATATCTTCATCTTGAACTCTTAATCCATATGCAGTATTATTATATGTCAATCCATCATAAAGAGATGTACTTTGACCAATACCTGATTGTGAATTTCTAGAAAGAGTTACATCAAGAATATTGCTCTTTGATAAATTCTTTACCTTACTAATAATACCATTCTTTTTAACAGTTACATTAGCAACATTACCACTTCCAAAATTTGGCAATCCAGTGATTGTAAGTGTGGTATTTCCAGTAACTTGATTGCTACGTATAGTGGCAATTCCAGCATTAGCACCAGTCTGGAAAACTGCAAATCTATCAGCTTTAAATGACTCAAAGAAACTTCCATCAGGAACAGCAACATTACTACCATCAGTAACATCACCAATTGGTATAGTCATTGTATTACTAGCTACAGCTTCGTTAGTTACTTGAGCAGATATTACAAGTTCTGATGCAGATAAATCAACAGAAGATATATTCAACTCTGGTAATTTTACAACAAGACTTTCATCTGCTCTGTTTCTTAAGGTACCAATTTTTTTCTGAATACGAATAGATCCTGTACTAACTCCACTTAATCCATTAGGACTCGTATATCCTTTAAAAACTTGAGGAACATTAGTGTCAATTCCAACACCACCAGCCATATAAAGTTGAAGATTATTTGCTGAAATTTCATTAACTCTATTATAAACTATATCTTCAAATCCACCATCGTAACTAATAATATCACCTGTTTTAATACCTGTAAATTGTGTACCACCAGCATCTAGTTCTGTACGACCAGTTCCGACATTTGCTAATCTTAAAGTACCTGTTTGAATATTGGGAATATCTATGATTTCCAATACAAGGTCAGCTGTAAATCCATCGAATCCAGCACCAGCAAGAGTAGATGTTTGATATATTGATTTTACATCACTCATAGAGTAATTATCAATATGCACTATACTTACTGAAGGAGATTCGACACCATTAAATATGAGAGCTTCTCCAATCTGAAATTCTCCTTTAGTATCTGATACGGTTAAATGAACTGTTCCTCCTCCAGTTCCAGCATAAAGATATCCAGTAGCACCACTATTTTTACCTTTAACTTGAACAGATTCCACCAATCCATCAACTGCTGCAGATACTGATCTGTTTAAACAAATATAAGTAAAAAAGGTTATATCATAAAGATAAGCATCCCAACTTGTAGTGGCATTTTCATAAACACTATCTGCTGTATTAACTTCATATAATCTTGCTCTTCCAATAATACCTGGAAATCTTCTCATACCTGCTGTAGGTTGGAAAGGAACTGTTCCATCTATAGCTGCAGAGCCGCATACATTAGAACATAACTCAATTTCTTTTCTAAAAGCAGGTTGACCTAGAAGATTATTAAGTTGAATCCTATTACCCATTTCAAAAGGAACATTAGCCCTTTCTACCTTTTCAGTATCTCTAGGTTTTTCTACATCTAAAATATTGGTTGTATCTGTTCTAACATCATATCCACGAACATATGCTTCTCCACCAGAGACTTTATAACATGCAAGATCTTTAGATGGTTCATTTCCTTCTTCTGTCGTCTCTCCTTCTTCATATATTCCAGTTCCATAACCCTGTAGTCCAACATTTGCTATTCTATCTCTTAAAGAATTATTGACAGATATATCAAAACTATCTATAGCATAGTTTCCAGATTCGTCAAAAGTTCTACCAGCAATCCACTCTCTAATTAAGTTATAAGAAGTATCTTCTACAATCTTTCTAACTTTACCTTCATTAGTTCTTAATATTTCAATAAAGTTGGTATCATCTTTATCTTCTACATCTTTCTTAGTAAGAACTAATGATATTTTTAACCTATCTGCACCTGGTGCAGCAAAGTTAGTAAATCCTTTTGCGTTATCATATAAACTTGAATCATCTTTAGCACTGATAATTTCTTCATTAACTTGCAATCCAACTCTATATGATGGATTATTTGTATAATGGTCAAGAATTATAGTCTGCGAAGTTACATTAACAAAATTTCCTCTCACAAAATAAACACCTGCAGCAACAGATGCAGCAGATCCAGTAGCTATAGCATCTGCTGTTATTAATGTAACTAAAATAGTTCCTGAATTAATTGTAGTATTACCATAAGTAATATTGGTAGTACAGAACAATCCTTCACCATTTACAAATGTTGTAGTCTCAAAATCATTAACACTAGAATTAACATACTGTACATATATTGTGATATCTTCTACATCTCCTCCATTTGGCAATACAACATTACTAACAACAGCACTTACACCTGAAGTTTGTCCTGTTAATGTTTTGCCTATAAGTTCTGTCGTATAAAGTGATATATCAATAGAAAACTGTGTTGCTTGTAACTTTACAGCATTATATTCAATATCTAAAGTAGGAGCACCAGGGATTACAATAGATCCCTCTTTAAACATATGATCCCCAAAATCTTTTATTTGATTTTGAAGAATAGATTGTAAAGTAGTTAATTCCCTAGCTTGAACTGGAAATCCTGGTTTAAATAGTACCTTATGATAATTCTTCGCAGGATCGAAGTCATCATAATAAGGGCTAATATTTAAGTCTGTTTTTTGTGCCATTTTACTTTAGAATTCCAGGATGATTTTAATGTCTTCTTTTTGTCTACTATCACGTGTGACTAACTTTCGATTATCGATGTAAATGACATCTCCAGTTGTTTTATTTATCTCTGGATTAGCATACCCATCAGTGAAACTAACACCCAAATCTATTGTTTTATCACTTACATCAGCTGAAATACCATTAAAAGAGGTATCAACACTAACAGGAGATGGTCCATCAAAGTTAATACTACTTGCACCAGAGAATGCTATATGCTTTCCTTTTACACTAATAGTATCATAATCTGTCTGATCTTGAGTTGACTCATTAAAATAAAGTGATCTATCTTGATAGAACTTTATAACTTTGGTTTCTTTATCATATGATGCTAGGTATCCTGCTGCTGTTCCACTACTATTATTTTGGAAAATAGAAGTTCCTATTGATACTGTAGCATCAAGTTGTGTAGTAAGTTTGATTGCACTTAGTGATGAATATTGAGTTCCTGTAAAGGTTGAACCAATAGCACTAAATGTTTTTGGGTTCTTTACAATCCCAACTTGTGCAAATGCACTATTTGTTGGAAAATCTCTTGTAGAATCATCAAATCTTGAATATACTAAAACTCTATCTGCACCTAACTCTTTGTAAATATCATATCCATGTCCTCTGGAAGGTGGGATAATGGGAATCAATTTTGCAGGAGTACTAAAAGGTGTAGATGTATTCAAATGAATAAGTCCTAAATCTACTATACCATAAGTATAACCACTACCACCAGCAGTTACCGTAACAGAAGTAATAGCTCCATCAGTATTGGTTTTAACAGAAACTTTTGCACCACTACCATCACCCAAAATATCACATGTTTGAGTTGCATTACTTTGATATCCCAATCCTGCTGCTTCTAAATAAACAGTTTTTATTTGATTGAAATTTATTGTAGAATCTCCTGCTTCCCTTACATTCTGAATCTGAGAATTTGTTGATGTTGCCCAATCATTAGGAACAACAATATATTCAGTAGAATCAAATTTTACAATATCACTTGGAGATATTGTATACAGGTATTTCCAGATATAATCATCATTTCCTGCAGAGAATGGTTCTAACTCAGTAGATGATGGTTCAAACTTGGATGTCTTTCCTTTTGCATCTATTGTACCAGGTGCTCCTGTAGATCCATTATCTATACAGATATAAACATTATAATCACTAGTAACAACATAATAATTTGCATCATATAAACGTGCAGTTTTTGAAACTGGTGCATTAAATGATGAACTATAATCTTGCCTATACATATCGTAAGGAAGATTTACCACCCAATCAACTTTTCTTACAACTCTTCTAATATTTTGACTATTGATCTTCTTTCCAAACTGTGAAGTAGATCCATCCTGCCATTCATATTGAAAGTTATCAACAGGATTTGGTGGTGAGGTATTCCATGTAGAGGCTCTACCAAAACCAGGATTTAATGTTGGATTACTCAGTCCAAGAAAAATATAAAACGAGTTATCTGTATTTAATACAGAATCTACGAAGTTCCCCGCATTTGATATTCTAAACTGATCTGTTACGACGGCAGACATATTAATTAGTTTTTAGGTATTTATAAAGTTTTTATTAACTTGGTTGTATTGACCCCGTAGTCCTTAATCCAACATTCCTACGTGAGACTGTAGGATATGTGGAAAGACCTGTAGGTTCTGTATTAGTAAATCCAGTTACACCAATAGAAACTGCATTTTTTCTTATTAGATTACTGCCACTCTTAAGAATGGAAACAGAGTAGTATCCTAATGGATTAAGTACAGTTCCATTTAATGTTGTAAATGAACCACTATTAGATACGTTACAAGTTATTTGTCTAGTTGAACCATTAGCACCTATACTGGTAATATTGTAGATATTATCAAACATAGTTGATGAAGTAGAAACTTTACGTCCTACAGTATCATATACTGAAATTATAGGATTGTATGTGGCACCAGGAAAATCATAAGTTCCTGTAATATAGATTGGCATATCTGCTGTTAGATTTGCAAAATTATCAGGTTGATTTGATCCACCAAGAGTGAACCTAATTGCTTTAGAAACACCAGTACCACTAACACTCTCAATTTTTGTAATAGGGCCAGTATAAGTTGTAATAGAGTTGATTCCACTTATTATATCAACAATTGGTGGTGGAGTCGATGCTAATACATTTGGTGGGTTTGTAGTAGTATAACCAGTACCAGCAGTAACAATCGTAGTTCCTGTAATAACCCCATTTGTAATCGTACCTGTAGCAGTAGCAGTAGATCCAATACCAACTCCACCATCAATATTAACTTCTGGAGGTGCTGAAATGTATATGGAAGTAGTTGCTCCTACGTAACCCTGACCACCATCAACAATAGTTAATGCTGTAACTACACCTCCAGCAACTGTAGCAGTAATAGAAGCACCAACGATAGGTTTCTGATCTACAACTTGAACTGCTATTGGATTAGCAGAAGCTGGTGAGATATCTTTTTCATAATCAAAGTCTGAAGCATCATCAAGATAGAATGTAGTAAAAGGATGATCAGGTATATCCCCAATAAGTTTTCCTGTTGGGAAAATGAGAGGTTCTAAAGCATCTCTTACTTTAGAAACAACAACACCATTTACTATCTTATCATTTTTCTGTTTAGTCCAATTTAAACTCTTTGGTTCACTACTAATACCAACACCTTTATATACAAGTGTTTCTATTATATTTGAAGTTGGTATACCTACAGCAGTTCTATTTCCTTGATTAACTGCTCCTGCATCAATTTTATCCAATTGAAGAGTATCACCTATTTTAAATTGTGGATATACATCAGTAACTATCTCAGTATCTTGTCCATAAGTTCCACGATAGAAGAATATTGACACATCATCTGTTGCTTTAGGTGCTTCTGTAAACATAAATGATGAACCCCCTTCGAAGTTATATGCAACTCCTGGTTCTTGAATAGTAGCATTAACTATAATTAATAAAGAACTTGAAAGATCTAAATCAGGAAAATCACCAGTAGGATCTGTTTCAAAACTCAAAAGTGCTCCATCATATTTCAAATCAAATCTTGTTTTCTCCCCATCTTGCAACTGAGCAATAGAATCAATATAATCCATATTACCAAAGTTCCACATTCCAAAGTTATCTGAGAATGTATCTAAAACTTCAAACGTTGCTTGTGGAGTAGTGACTCCTAATCCCGTGACACCACAAGTTACAAGACCAACTGGAGTAAATACATCTCCTCTTCTAAATCCATAACCATTTCTTTCGATCTCCCAGTTCTTAACTACAAATAATGTGGAACCTATACCTACAGTAGATGCAGCACCAACATCAATATTGATTAATAGTCCAGTTCCAGTATCAGTAGTAGGACCATCACCTAAACGAGATACTCCAGTAACCCCTAAACGTGCGTATGAGGGTTCAGGGATAACTAACTGAGGGTTAGCATAGTTTGTACCTAATCCTGTTAAACTAAAGGTTAGAGTACCTCCTGCCCCCACTGAAGCAGTTACAACACCACCAGAACCAACTGATTTACCTACATCTACGGCAAAGGTATCGGTAGTAACAGATGAAACCCCTATCAAAGTATTATGAGCAGGATCTGTAGTTCTTGGATAAGTATGCTCTGTAGCATAATCATCTTTAGAACATGTGAATATTAAAGAATTTGTTGCTATTCCAACATTGTTACCATTAGACAATCCATGACTAGCAGCAGTAACAATCAAAATACCTGTAGATGGATTGTAATCTGCGTTTGTAGGTGTAATTTCTGCACCATCCCATGCTAACTTACGAATAGGAGTAGATACACTCACAAAGTTATGATCGAATGGAACATCGGTTATACCAATAGAAACACTACCTCTATATGCAGAACCAACGTTGGCATAAGAATACCATGGATAAACATATCCACGACCAACATAAGTATGTGGAATAGAGTTTATGCCAACGTTGGTGGTAAACCTGTAAGAAGGTAACTTACCAACATCAACTGTAATTGTGGTTGATGTATTTGCTTGTACTGCCAATACTGCTCCACCACCTGCAGGGTCTGTAAAACGAGGATAAGCATGTAATGTAGAATAATCATCCTTATCACAACTAAAGGTTAATCCACCAGTTGTAATGCCCACATAAGAACCATCAGTTGCTTTTAAAATACCATCAGCTACAGCAGATATAAATGTATGGTTATATTGATCACCAGAGTTTGCAGCAAAACCAACGCCATATACGCTGAAATTATTTGCATCAACTACAGTCACAACTGGCAACCATTTAGCATGAGAAGGATCTGATATTCTAGGATAAGCAACAACTTTTTTATTACCATCTTTATCACAAGTAAATGATAGACACCCATCATTTAGTTTTATTCTGTTACCAGTAATAAGATTATGAGAAGCACTGGTAATAACCAGTTGACCATCAAGTTTATTATAGACAGCATTAGTAACTGGGTTTGTTAATGGAGCAGCACTTGTCCATCCATGACCAGAACCAACAGTCATTTCTAATAATCCAGTACTTGGAGAATAAGTTGCTGCAGTTGGTGTTTTAGAAACAATAGGTGATGTACCAACAGGTACTGACAATACTTTATTATCACCACCCACAGTAGCAGTTAATGTAGCACCATAAGCAGGATCAGTTGATCTAGGATATTTGTGTATCGTTTTATGATTATCTCTTGAGCAAGTAAATGCTAAAGATCCATTAGCAATCGTTACATTACCACCATTAGCAATACCATGAGGAGCAGCAAATGTTAATGTTAAAACTCCTGTAACTGCATTGTAATCAGCACCAGTTGGTTTTAGAGAACCATTAATAGCATTTGCATCAGTTGATGCTGCAACGTATGTGTGGGGATAGTTACCACCTCTATAAACAGCACCTGTTAGAGCACTTTCAAATCTATGTACATAGTTACCAATAGAAACTCTATCAATAGGATAAACTAAACTTGTAGAAGCAAGACCTGTTCCTGCATAAGGGAATACTGTACTTGTTATACCAGAATATCCACTTCTTACAATAACAGCATCAGGACTAGCACTTACAAAACTATGAATACCAGTATTAGTGGAAGGTGTAACTGCTAAAACGTTTATAGTAATGGTATTATGTGTTACAGCACTAATAGCAGTAGAAACGCCAGTAATAGGGTCTGATGATCCAGCACCTGCTCTTGGATAATACTTTGTA